GGCGACTCTGTTCCTGTGCGCAGCATGTTGTAACTTCATGCCGTTAGGTGCAGCTCTCCCCGTAGATCAGGACTCAGGACGAATGACTCAATCCGGCATTCCCATCTTTGACTTATCCCAGACTACGTTCGCGCCTTACCTCTGCGTCTGCCGCCCCGGAGACCGGAAGGTTCCAGTTTACATAGACTGCCCAGCAGGATTCATTCCACTGCTATTCGACGAGGGCACGCTCCACCCGGAAGTGGATTATATCCGTTGGCTTCTTAAGCACAACGGATTATCACTTCTTCCAATGAGGGTAGAGTGTGTCCAGATATCGTTTAACTATGGAGAGATTCCTAAAGGGAAGTTTGTAAGCATGGAAGCCCTTCACGCTCTTTGGACCGTAACAGAAAGAGAGAGACTTGAGGTAGGTAAGGATGAGCCAGACGGTAGTACCGGAGACTCATCTAGAACATCCTTCTCCAATACATACGAGAAGTCGACTGCAATTCACGGCAAGGAGATTCAAAGCCTTGCACAAGTAAGTTCACCACCAAAGCAGGTTGTTGTCCCTGCCCCCCCCGCGGTATCGAGCAACGATTTGGCACCCTCAGATTCATCGGTCTTTCCATTCACTGGAAGCACTGATAGACCTCATCTGACAAAACAAAAGGTAACTGTTACTAAACCGGCTCCAGCTAAGGTTTCAACAAAGAAACAAACAAGGATGTTGGCGGATAAGGTTCTCAAACGAGGTATAGGTAGGACAAGTCCTACTTCGAATACCAAGAAGATCCCCAAACCCGTTGCACCTACGCCCGTCGCTAAGCCTAATCCCAAAGCCAGACCGGTCCTAAAGAGTAACAAGTTCCAAAAGTTTTACATGCCTGAATCGCTCACCGCGGCAACAACTTATGTTCAGTCTGCGCCAAGAGGCCCCCTAGGGGACCTCCGGACGTGTCGACTAAAACAAAAAGTTGAACTGCTTGTTAAAACAGTTCTTAAGTTAAAATGTGAGAATAAAAAGCGTAAGACTAAGCTCTCGAAGGAAAGCCAAAGAAGTATCAAACTCCTCCAGCAAGCCGAGCGTCTCTACACAATTTTCCGTGTATCAGTTTTAACGTCCTGTCGTTCTTTCGTTCGAGGAATGTGGCTCTCACGCAGCGGGATCACTGCGGCACGCGCCATACTAAGGTTCAGCTTCTGGTTAGGGTACAAGGTAATCAGTGGACTTTGGCTAGACGCCGTTAACGGCCTTAAGGGTATTGCTACCGAGGCAGTTCAGCACGCCCTCCGCCGCCCACCGACACCACCCACAGGTGGTCACAATCGGTACGCGTTCTCGAATGTTTTCCAGGGAACACTTGCACTAGGGGCCTGGGCACGTTCTGACTTGCGTCAGTTCGCGTCAAGCGCAAGAGCGACGCCGCCTCCCCCTCCCAATAGCAGGACAGTAGAAGACAACATCAAGCTCCACAAGGAAAATCTTACATCAGAACCTCCCGTTGTTCCAGAAGATATGTTACAGAACATGGCCAAATTCACAGAAGGCATTATGAGAGTAGCCCTCAAAAGGTTAGACAGCAAATCACTCGATCAGGTTAAAAACATCAGGTCAACCTTCCTCCCCAATCTCAACGCCTGTCTGGAAATGAACACCAAACAGGGCGGCTGCGCCCAAGCCATGGAACTATTACGAAAAGAGCGTCCATCCAAGCCAGTAGTAATAGGCTATCAATGCTTCATACCCGGTAACACCTCAACTCCCCTCATAGACCCCTCACGGGTTATCTACGATGAGAGGAGGGATTATGCTACCATCGATGGAATTGAAGTACCACAGCCCTTCTTTATGACGAAGGTTATGGATGAATCCCGGTCCGGAGACCGTCTCGTAAAGTCCTACGACTTAGGCCAGCTACCGCCTCCCCTAGCTAAACTAGAAGATGACATTGTTGGTAGAGGTTGGTACAATGGATTTAACACAAGGTCCTATCGCTCGACCGCTCTTAATCACGCCATAGATGACGCGGAGACCATCTCCAATTGGCTGGACAAACATCCAGTGGAGGTACCTCAACACGCCAAATACAACGTCATATTGGAACGCGGTACTAAAGCAAGAGGAGTGACCAAGTCACCTGCCGCCTTAGCCTCTGCTGGTAGACCTATCAACCGCGCCTTGCTCACCCTGCTTAAAAGACTTGGACCATCGGCCCATCTACTTAACGGTAAAGACCCCATCAAGCGATTCCGACGTGCCTTTCAGTACGGTAATGTCGCACCCATAGGGTACAGCGCTGACATGGCGACTGCCACAGATCTGATACCGTTTCCGGTTTACAAGACCATATGGACTGCCATTGTCAAAGCGCTGAACTGGGACCAACATACCTTCGAGCTAGGGATGAGATGCTTGGGTCCTCAAATCATTGAGTACCCTGACGCGAGTTACATAGTCAGCAAAAGGGGTTCTCTCATGGGGCTTCCGTTAGCTTGGCCTTGTCTGTGTATCCTTAATATGTTTTGTGCGGAGTACGGTGCCGGAGTTGCCGATAAAGAATGCTACAGCATATGCGGTGACGATTTAGGGGGTATCTGGACGGAGGAGCAAATCGAAAGGTACGAGCGCAATTGCGCGCTAGTTGGCCTCAAAATCCATAAGACTAAATCCTATAGATCGAAGGACGCCTTTTTCATTGCCGAAAGACACTACACGTTCAAAACCCAACCGAACTCGAATACGATTGTAACATATCACCCAAGGACCCCACTAAGTGCTGTGCTCTTCGCCAAGAAGGTCTCTGTGACTGGTAGACTGATAGACGAGGATATCCCGACCATATACACTTTGCCCGATGCAATATCACAATGCGGGTCAACGACACCACAGCTGTGGCGACGCAAAATGATCCAAAAATGTATGGTACAACTACATCACAGTACAATCAAGTACGTGGAAAAGTTGGGAGTCCCTCTCAACTTCCCGAAGGAATTTGGAGGATACGGCCTCGCTTTAGACTATCAGAAACCAAGTGCACCAACCGTTTACCTGGATGCCGCAACCAACCTACTCCTCCGAAAGGATGAAAGGGAGGTAGACAGCATTAAACGGTTATGGAGACCCACAAGGAGCTCGGAATGGGAACGCAAGAGCCGGATAACTATCGAGAGAGTACTAGAACTCGCTCCTAAGGTCAATTACGGGAAAAACAATACTTTCGAAGATCTTGAAAGAATTGTCACATCCAAAATTGCCTCCTACGAAGCGAGATGCCAGACGTACAACGATAGAAGATCCGGATTGCGCGTTCGCTCATTCAAGGCAGCAAGCACTTCAGTGAAGAAAATGGTTCAGCAATTAGGCTCATACGGCACTTACAAAACCCACAAACCTCTAGAAGAACTGAAAGAACTCTATTCTGTTAAAACTAATTCACGTGTGGCGGAGGAATACCTCGAAAAGATCTCCGAAATCCTTAGACCGCCACGCCCCCCACTCAGGGTTCATACAAACCGGCCATTATCAGCGGTCGACGACTATACTAGTGCAT